AGCCTGGCTGGCGATCATGTAGCCCAGGCTTGCGCACATGCCGGAAGCGTGGGCGACTACCGGCTTGCCGTTCTTTCGGCATGCCAAGACCGCATCCGCGATTTCGGGGCCGCCAAGGAGCATGCCGCCCGGGGTGTCCATGCGGAGCAACACGCCTTCAACGTCGTCGTCGTCGTTGGCGTCATTGATCATCTTGCGGACGTGGTTGGAGTCCTCCGCATCGCCGAACGCCAGTTCGTAAGGATCGGGGTTGTGAACGAGCGCACCCCTCACAGGAATGATGCTGATTTTGCCGGATTTCTCCGGGACGGTTGCGCACCGCTGGCGCAACGCCTTTAACATTGGATGCTCAGCAAGTTGAACATCATCCGCGCTGAGGCTTAGGCCAGACAGATAGGCCAGGGAGTCAATGCTGAGCAATGGGATATCGACGGAGAGCCGTCGCAAAAATGGTTGCATTATTCGTCCTTGTTGTTGTCGCCGCCTTGGTTTGCGCCCTGCTGCTGAACGGGTTTTCCGCCGCCCTTGGTGGCGTTCGCGGCGCCCACGTAGCCCCATCTGGCAAGAACCAATTCGACGGGAAGCTTGAATTCCTTCGCAACTTCGGTGGCCCGCTTGATGATATAGCGATCTTCCTCGAACCCCTGATCGGTCTCGCGCTGCCAGTTCAACGCCCGGTTTGCGAAGTGGTTTTGGCGAGTCATCAGCCCGCTTGCGAAATCTTCGCGCCAGCTTTGCGAGTCGCGGCCTTCGTCAATCGAAACCTTCGGCGGTCCCTGCCACTCCATGCGGTTCCAACCATTCGCGGCTGGCAACCCATCGTGAGCAATCCCCCAAGCGATGACCCGCGTGTAACACCACTCGGTGAAAGTGGCGATCATCTCTTGCCGCTGGTCGAATTTCCGCTGAGCCTTGCCGTTGTCGCTCCGCTCGCCGGGGCCGGACGACTGCTGCTTGAGGATGAAAGAGGGCGGCAGCCCGAGGCCGTAGACGAAGCACGCTCCGAGGAATCCAAGAAAGTCAACGATGTGAGTTCCTGGGCGATTGTTGTCAACCGTGTGCAGCTTCGTGCCATCCGGCAAAAACATGATGTCGCCGCCAAGCAATTCGGCCTTGCTGATCTTCCGTTCCTGCTGCGTGGCGTCGGACGGAGGTTGATTGCCGGGCTGCGGGCCGGAAGCATCGCCGTTGTCATTGCCCCAAACATCCTCTTCGGCGTATCCGTTCCCTTCAATCACCGCAGCGAGCGCAGATTGGATCTTCGTGGCGATCTTCTCGAAACCCTTGATATCCTTGCGATCCCGCACGTCATTGCTTCCGCGCCTGGCCGGACTGACGCCGCGATAGGAACTGTAGCGATCCGGGTCATAGAGCAACATCGCCTCGTTCGACGAATAGAAATCGGGAGGCGTTACGCCGGAAATGATAGCCAGCGGGTTGACGACGTAATAACCGAGGATCGCGCCGTCCTTGTCCACGCGAACCCCGTCATTGTGAAATACATCCTTCTGTGATACTGCGCGGGAATTGACGCGCCAACTTTCGGCAAGCTTGACCTGTGGGAATCCATGATCCGCAGTCATCATTGGAAGGATGTCGCCGTGCAGATCGATAGCCTTGCAGCAAATGCGCTGCAGCATCGGAAAGTGAAAACGCCCGGTGAAGTCGGCCCGCTTGCTCCAATCGTTCCAATACGATAGGTATTGCATGTTCGCCTGCGGATCATCACTGGCGGGCAGTGGCACAATGGCGGCGCTGTAATTCGCGATGGTGTCAACCGCGAACGAAACCATGCCGTCATTGTCGTAGAGGTATTGCCCCAGGAAGGCCAACCGCTCACGGTTCCACGATTGGAGCATTGTCCGCACCGCGAACGAATACAGCGGGATTACCGTGCGATCCGTCGAATCACTCAGCGCCTCATAGTAATTCTGAGAGCCGCTGATCGCTGTGCGGGGCGACGGGATTGGAGCACTCCCCGGAAGCGGGATCGTGCCCGCGTCGTTGGAACCTAACCGCATGCGGCCAGGCAGGGATAGCCCCTGCTCTGCCAACGTCTTGCCGTGGGAGCGAGGTTTCATTAGCAAGGCACCCCTTTAGAGAAGGAAACGCGCATGCGGGTGATTCGCCGCGCATTCAGCACGGGGTTTTCGGGATCGTTGAACGAATTGCACCATGCAATCGCCTGTTCATTGAGCGAGGCCAACTCAATCGGGGTGAGCCCAGGCATCATAGCGAACGAAGACGATCCACCGCCTTCGCTGCACGAAACCACGACTTGCCCGTCCTGGATGCCGCCGCCTAAGATCGCGTCGTTGATATCATCCAGGACTTCAGAGAGCTTCTTTTGGGTGGCAGTCGCCACACGCTTTGCGCGGCGCACCCATGCTCTGATTGCAAGTATGTCGTTGGCCACATACAGTTGAGAACGTTAATCACAACCCGCGAAAGGAAGAGCCAACACGCGCAAATTCAACCACTCTGCGTCTCAGTCGGCTTTGGCTCGGGATTTCCCTCCGATCTGCTGGCAATCAGTTTCGTGATTACAGCCGCCACGATTATGATCAACTCGCAGTCGAACAGATGGTTTTCCTTGCTGACGCGTTTCCAGATGCGCTTCACCCTTCCACGGGTGTCAGTTTCCTCAATGCGCCGCTCCGCAGATAGCTGCTTCAAGTAATCTCTCCCCACATGCCTGGGCAGTGACCACTCCCCAACAAGCCCGGTCATGAATTCCGCAAGCAGATCCTTTGTTCCGTCGCCCACGTGCCGGAAGAGTGGGATCGGCTTCATGCGCGGGCCGCGCTTGCCCATGAACGGATCGACGAATGACCTTTCCCAAAGGCGGCGGATCGTTTTGTAGCTGCTCGGGCCGGTCTTCAGCTTGTAGAGGAAGTATTCCGCGTTCGGCTCGCCCTTGAACGGCTTCCACCCGGTGGAGACGCAGAATCGGTAAACCTCGCTCGCCTTCCACCCGGAATCGATCATGCTGTTGTTGATCTTGACCACGTATTTCTGGCGAATCCCTTCAAGCTCGGTGGTATTGGCTGCTCTGCCGTATGAAATCAGCCTGGACTTCCCGAAGTCGCCAAAGGCGCGGATCACCCACCAATAGTGCTCGCCGCCAGACTCTTGCCGGTCCGCCGCCATGAACCGCACGCGCTCTTGCGCCCAAGGCTCGTCAAAATCGTAGTCCTGCTTCCTCGCTTCCAGGAAACCGAAATCCTCGATCACCCCGAGGCGATCCGCCCACGGCTCACCAAGCGTTTCGGTAACGAAGGTCTTCAGCGGCTCAAGGTTTCCATGCCGCGCCGCGCTCACTGCGCGAATGAATTCTTCGGCGATGGCGCCCCAATCGCAAGACTCCCAAAGGAACGGCAATGCATTCCAGTGAAGGCTTTTCTTCTCCGGTGGCGCGGCGGGGTTGTAATCAACCGGGTGCAGCGTTTCGAGCAGCGCGATCTTGTCATCGTTCGAATGATGGTGCCCGCACTGCTCGCATTCGAATCGCACCGTCTTGCGCATCTCGGCATAGTTCCACACGCCGCCCGGCTTCGTGGTGTCATTCTCTTCCCACACCATGCCGCCCTTAGTGCGGGCCGTTGGAAACAACGCGGTCGGCTCCTTGCCAAACCTCAACGGCTGCGAGTGGCCGCACTTGAGGCAACGAAAATGCGGCATGGTCTGGCTGCCCTCTTTCCAGTCGCAGTGCAATTCATCCCCGTCAACGCCCGCCGTGCCTACGCTGATTTCCTGGAAGTCGTTGAAAGTGCGCGTGCGCTTCCGAACAAGATCGATTGAACCCTTTTTCCACTCGCGCCGTTCATCGCAGATCAGCCGCTTGACGGGATCTGACTGCAGCTTCGCCCGAGATTGAGAGCCGCGAAGCAGCAGGTTCATGCTGTCGAAGCAGATCAAATCTTTCGACCGGCCTTGGAATCGCTTTAGGGTTGGCTCGCAGCCGTTGATCGATGGCTCAAGCCGCTTCGTCCAGAATTCGCGAACGCTGTCAGCGTCAGCCATGACCCACATCGTGGTGCCAGGCGATTCATTGACGCCCCAGTTGAAGAGGTTAAGAAGGAACTGCGTCTTGAGGGTCTGCGCCGCCCCCATGCCGATAATGCGGCGAACCCGGGCGCTTTGTGCCCATTCGGAAATCCAACGCACCATTGGGGTAAGCTCGGTGCGGAAGCGGCCCGGGAATGGGCCAGAGCTATCGAGCACAATGTTCTTTTCCCACCATTTCCACATTGGATCTGTGGACGGCGGGGCACACTGCGCCGCGATGAACTTGGCTAGATCATTGGCGGAATCTGATCCCCATTTCTGGTCTATGGCTGGGGTGAATACCATTCCGCTCTCTCCATCTCGCGCCAGATATCAATCATTTCCTCTCGGGCAATCTCGTTTGCGGCGGATGTGTCGGGGGCGAGGCGGATAAGCGTCACCAATCGTGAGACGCCCGAAAAGGAACGCGTCTTGGCCGCGTTCACAAGCTGAGTCCACACGCGTTTGATCACGTCGCGTGGAACGTGTTTGTCCATCAGAATCGCGATCTCGAATTCGAGCTTTTGATTCTGCAGCAGGATTTGCTTCGCCTTGAGATTCGTCTGGCTTAGCTGTTCATCGGGAAGAGCACACCGCTTCCCCATTGCATTGGCCCACGTCTGCCAGGCGATGATAGAATACCTGCCGTCCGCTTGGGTGCCGGGGTTGCCGGGCTCCTTTAACCAACGCTGAATGGATTTACGGGTGACGCAAAGGACTTTCGCAAGCTCATGCTGGTTCTTTACGAAACCGGAGTTGCCCGCCGAAAGCTCAAGGGCGTTGCCCTGGCTCAGCGCCGTGAGGATCGCACGCTCCGATGCGTTGAGAGTCTTCCCGCCCGTCACCTTCTTGACCATGTTGGCCAAGTCCTGCTTCAACACATTCTTGACCTGATCGCCGGATATCTCTGCCGCTGGGGTAGAGGGCTGCGCCGGGCTCGCGTCTGGGGCCGGTGTCGTTGTCACATCTTGGGCGGTGTCCTGTTTCATAAAATGGTAGGAACGTTACGCGCCTCTTTATTGTCGCATAACTTATATCCGTACTAATACTGAAGAATTATCTAGGCTTTTCCGTTGACACTTTGTGTCACTTGTCTTACTGTTTGTCTTACACGGTTCGAGCGGCATCCGCGAAAACGCTCCGCTGAGAGGCGGCTCCGAAAGCAAAACGAGCAAGCCGGTTCCTCAAGACAGCGAAACAAAACTGGTGACACAACCGTCACCCAAACGGCGAAGCGAATCGCTCAGCGAAATAGCTCGTCGGCCCTGACCTGAGTTGCAGATGTCGATAATGCGGACAGTCGCCGGGAGCAGGGGCAGGTTGCGGAAAACGTATTCCGCCTGACGAGACCCGGGCCGTAACCGGGCGAAACCAAAAAACCATCCTGAGACGATGAACACAAACGTAAACGCCGTGCTAGTGGGGCTTTCCATTGGCATTTTCCCCAACACCCGGAATGACCGGGAGATCACTGACGAAGTGAAGATGCGCCGGGCGCTTGGCAATGGCGCCGGCAAGTGGGTGAAATACAAGCTCCCCGATGAATCCCTTGAGGCAATCCGCAAGTTCGCGGGCGAGATTCGGAAATACCACTACGATCACACCTGCTGTTGGGAAGACGGTCAGCAGTTGCTCACGTCCAAAATGCGGCCCACCTACGATGCGCGGTTCAACGATTATTTCGAACCGGAGTTTTGGAAGCTGGTTGACGCCTTTGGCGAGCGGTATCCCCAGTGGATCGAGCAAGCGAAAATCATGCACGCTGGCACGTTCGACCAGAACGATTACCCCGCATGGTCCGAATGCCGCAAAATGTTCCGCCTGGCGCGGGCATATGCGCCAGTGCCGCACGCCTCCCACTTCACTCCCGAGATGAAGCAGCTTTATGGAGCATCCCTCGAAACTGCGGTTGCAAAGAAGCTGGATGACGCAGTAACCGAAACGTGGGAGCGGCTGTTAAAGCCCGTCAAGGCGATGGCCGACAAGCTCACAAGCCCAGAGGCAATCTTCCGCGATTCGCTCATTGAAAACGTGCGCGAAATGCTCGCCCTTGTTCCCGATCTGAACTTCAGCGCGGACACCGGCCTGAAGGCAGCCGCCAAAGCCATCCAGGATCAACTTGCCGCGCTCGATCCTGAATTGCTCCGCGTCAACAAAGTTGAGCGCAAAGAGGCTGCCGATAAAGCGAAGGGAATCCTTGAACGGTTCGGCGCACTTGGCGCCCGCAAGTTGGCAGCCTAACCCCAGCACATTCAACCCGGCAACGGCCCGCTTCGGCGGGCCTTGCCATTTCAACAATATGATTCCTGATAAATCAATGATGCACGGCAGCGACTATGCTGGGCAAAGCGTTAGAAACTGGACCGTTACCGAGAAGTTCGACGGGTTCTTTGCCCGTTGGACGGGAGCCAGATTACTCAGCCGAAGCGGCGAGAACTTCAACGCTCCGCGTTGGTTCACTGATTCACTTCCGCCGATGGCTGTGCTTGACTGCGAGTTGTTCGCCGGATACGGAAGGCGAACTTTCCTGAACGGCTGCCACCGATGGGGTGACAGCGGCAAGTGGTCGTATGTCAGACTGATGGTTTTTGACAGCCCGGTCTTGTTTGGAAATTACGCCAGCCGCAACACATTCCTACACCATGCGGTGATAAAAAACGGCTATATCAAGGTTGTTCCGTTCTGGACCATTGCTGGAAGGGCGGGACTGATCAAGTCCCTGTCTGATATAACCCACAAAGGCGGTGAGGGTCTTGTGATTCGCCACCCGGACGCGCCTTACACCACTGCGCGAGTCCAAACCATGTTGAAAGTTTTTCCACGCTGTTTCGAGAAAGGAATCTAACCATGAGCCACGTAGTAAGCATCAAGACCGAACTGCGAGACCTGGACGCGGTAAAAGCCGCCTGTCAGGAACTCGGCTTAACCTTCAGGGAGAACCACAAAACCATAAGCTGGTATGGCGAGTGGGTGAACGATTACGACGCGGAAGACGCCGCGTATAAGCTCGGCATCACGCCGGACCAATACGGCAAATGTGATCACGCCATCGAAGTGCCTGGCAGCCTTTATACCGTTGGCCTGCTCCGAAACCCTGCCACCGGGGGCTATCGCATCTACTTCGACTTCTACGGCAAAGAGGGTCGCCGGATACAAGAAGTGCTCGGCAAGAACGGCCAAAAGCTGCTGCAGTATTACGCGGCCCACAAAGCCGCCATGGAAGCACGGCGCAAGGGATACATCGTCTCTCGCCAGTCCGCTTCGAACGGCAACATCAAGTTGGTTATCACCGGAATGGCATGAAACAAATCATTGTTGAAATCACGCCGGACGGCGAAGTCAGAATTGACGCGCTGGGATTCCGGGGAACCGCCTGCGAAAAGGCAACGGCGGAAATCGAGAAAGCCTTGGGCGTCCCCGTCACCCGGAAGAAAAAGCCGGAATACGCCACGCTCACCACGTCCACAAACCATCAACGCATCGGCATATGATCGCAGTTCTGGACATCGCGCCGGACGGCACAACGCAGTGCCTTTGGAATGACTCTCTCCCGCTGGCCGAACTCGGCTCGCTGGACGTTCAACGCGCATCGAACGTGGAATTCAATGCGCAGTCTCAAGAATGGGAAGTGCGGCTCGCCTCAACTCCGGGGCGAGTCGCCTTTTCTAACCCTTCCCGCGCAACCTGCATCGCGTGGGAAATCGACACCATCAACACTCAACTTCTTAATCAATGATCTCTCAAATTACCAACTACGTCCGCGCCGGTTATGCTGGTCTCTTCATAGTCTCCCACGAGGAACAACGCGTTGAATCCGAAATGCTGGCCGTCGCCAAGTCAACCGGCTTCGGTCTGTATTCCTGGTCGCTCACGGAAGGCGTTATCCACCCCACGTCCGAAGGCGTTGAATCCATCCCGGACACGCAAGACCCACTGTCCATGCTGGACGCGGTGAACAAGCTCCCGGAAAAGTCCATCGTCCTGCTCTGCGATTTTCACATGATCATCACAGACCCAAATCCGATGGTCTTCCGAAAGCTCAAAGACACATTGCGCGTGTGCAAGACCAAGAACCGGGTCTTGATCATCATCGGCTGCCAACTGAAGCTGCCCCCGGAGCTTGAAAAGGAAATCACCGTGATCGAATTCAAGCTGCCAGACCGCGAGCAATTACGGATCATCCTGAAAGGCATTGCGGATAGTGCCGGGCTGAAGCTGAACGGCAACACGGATTTGATCCTGGATGCCGCGTGCGGGTTGACCACCATCGAAGCTGAGAACGCCTTCGCGCTCTCGGTGATTGAGGCCAAGGGAATCAAGCCCGCCATCGTATCCCGGGAGAAGTCGAACACCGTCAAAAAGAACGGGCTGCTTGAAATCGTCGAAGATAAGATCACCCTGGCAGACATCGGCGGGTTGGAAAACCTGAAGGGCGATCTGACTGAGAAGCGCAACCTCTTCACCAAAGAGGCCCGCGCCTACGGGTTATCAACCCCACGCGGTCAACTTTACGTTGGCCAGCCTGGCACCGGCAAGAGCCTGTGCGCGAAGGCTACCGGGAGCATCTTCAACATTCCCCTGCTCCGCTTGGAAGCTGGCCGGATCTTCGGTTCGCTGGTTGGCGAGTCTGAACGCAACTGGCGAAGCGCATTCGCCACGGCAAAGGCAATCGCGCCTTGTGTGCTGTGGATCGATGAAGTTGACGGGCTGTTCGCTGGGGCGCAATCGTCCGGTCACAGCGACGGCGGCACCACTGCCCGCGTAATCAAGGCCATCCTGCAGGATATGCAGTTCAACGGCGATGGCATTTTCTTCGTGTTCACTGCCAACGACATTGACGGCTTGCCGGACCCGCTGATTGACCGCCTGGACGTGTGGAGCGTGGATCTCCCCAGCCAAACCGAGCGGGAAGCAATCTGGGAAATCCACATTGCCAAGCGCGGTCGCACGGCGAGCAAGTTCAACCTCACCGAACTGGCAACCCTCACCGATGGTTTCTCCGGTCGCCAGATCGAGCAAGTATGGCTGAAGGCTCTCACCATCTCATTCAATGACAAGATGCGCGAGCCGAAGGCCAACGACGTGCGCGAAGCCGCATCGCGGTTTGTGCCCACTGCAGTAACCATGGCCGACTGCATCAAACGACGGCGCGAACGGTTGCAGAACCGCGCCACACCAGCCAGCCAACCCGAAGCCAGGCAATCGGTATCAGGGGGGGGGCGTAAGCTGGCGAACTAAACCACAAAGGCAAAAGCCCCGGGGTAACTCATCACCCCGGGGCCGCGTCCTCACCATCAACCTGAGACGATTTATGGATAAAACGCATACCAATTCTGCACAGGCTTTTCCCCAAATCAAGGCCCATGTTCGGATCGAAAATGGCAGGCTTCTATCGGCAGCCAATGCACAACGCATCGTGGCAAGATCGACGCGGCCAACCGATAAATATGGGAACAGCCTGCCGTCACCAATACTGCGGCTGAAGAATGATCCGCCCTACTTCCAAAAGTGGGTGATCAAGAAGGAATCGAAGGGCTACATCTTCCGAGAAGTCACGCACGGCGGCGGCATCTGCGGATGTCATCGCACCGTGCGCCAACTGGTGATCTCAACCCTGTGCGGCATGTCGAGTGATATCAACGTCACCGTGGAGGCTCCGCAATGAATAATCTGCTGACAATCCTGGGGACCGCAGCCGCAATCCTGCTTTCCGCTGTGGTCATTTCAGCCGCCGCAATCATCTCGGAGCGGCGGCGGCAGCAGGCGCTAGACGATTGGTTCCGAAACCGCGATCCCGAATTCACCGAAAGGCCGGGAGATGAACACGATTGAAAGACTCACCGCCCTGCGGCGTCAGCACCAATGGAGCCAGACCGCGACCGCACGGCGCCTCAACGTCAAAGTGCGAACGCTCCGCGCTTGGGAACACGGCGAAAGACATCCGAAGCCAATCGTGCTTTGGGCCATTGAAGCGTTCATCTCTCAAAACTCGCAGCCCGTCATAGAGCGGGCAACGTGAACCACGCCCGCTCAGGCTTCGGCCTGGGCGGGCTTTTTTTGCGCCTCCGATTCTTCGATGCACTCAATACTTCCGCCTGAACTGCTGGTAAAAATGTGGGTGGGATAGTTCACATTCCCGCCGTTGTCACGCTTGCAATCACATGCGGAACACACAAGATCGAGCAGGTTAGACCACGCCTCGTTTGACGTGGCTCCCGTGACATCTACTTTCATTCGAACCATAGGCTTGCTCTCAGTTCATCGCCGGATTCTCTTCCTGAAAAGTGCGCAACACTGCGCGTGCAACCGCCTGCTTGGGATTCATGCCGACTGCCGACACCTTTCCCCCGCCCTGCCTGGCAACCGTGGCGCGGTAAAAGACACCAGTGCAGAGATCATCAACCACCGAGACATCACGGCTCAGCGATAGCAGTTCGATGCTGCCAGACTTGCCGCTAACCAGCATGGATTCGACCACGCCGGGCGCCGGGTTGGGGGTAGCTTCATTCATGGGACGTTGTTGGCCGGACTTGGCCACGCGGATTGCGCGACGACAATGAACCTGCTATTCCCTGCCGGGGTAAGAGATTCCTTGCAAATTTGAGAATTCTCACTCTTGCGAGTTGCCGCGAAACGTGCATGGCTTGCCCTATAAGCGGTTGGGGGTTGATTGGCTCACCTACAGCGGTAGCGTGGCAAAGAACGCTGTGAGTGGTTCCAGCGTGGCAGCCTTGGCCATCGACGGGGCTATGCCACCAGCCCTTATATTATTATTTAATTGTATTATAAGATCAGTGGTCGCCTGCCTGAGTTGGGAGAGTAGTTGATCTGGTGTGGTCTTGGGCGTGTGTTCGATTGGTGCAACCATCTGCTCTGCCTGCCCCGTAACAACCAGCAATGGCTTGAGCATTACCTTGGCGTCACACTCTGCAACTGCGTTGGTAGTTGATGTTGGCTCGGGCGCAGTGTCGGCAGCGGGAGCGCCTGCAACTGGTTGTGGCGTGGTCTCGGGAACGGAAACTGGCGTGGTCTTAATTGTCTCAGCGTCCGAATCGTCGAGTATGCCAATCGCTATGTAGGCTTGGCGCAGTGAGTTAGGGTCTTTCAAATTACGCACATGTGCGGAATTTGCCAAATGCATGTAGCGGGTTGCTGTGTCATGGCTCACCCCTTTGCAATGCGCCGCAATCCACTTTAGCCACCCACCATGCCCAACCATGCCCTTCGCTTCATTCAGCGCCTTGCCACACAGCATCGCTTCGGCTAACGCCTCCCGGCTCCGCTCACGCGCCGACTTGGCGAGTTTGCCCGCGCTGTCATAGCTGCTGCGGATTTCACGGGCCAGCTTGTCGAGTTTCTGAAGCTGTGTGATCGAGAGGTTTTTTTTCCGCTGAGTATTCTTATTTAATAATGTAGTGGTGCTCATGCGCTTTTCTGGGTGAATGATTTGCGGTTGCCGGGCTCAGTTGTTTTTCCAGTCGTGGCCCTTGAATGCGTTGGTGATATGGAAATCACGGCTGGCGTTTGCGGCAATCTTGCTGAGGGCGGGCGCGGCGACGCCGATTTGCTCAGCGAGCTTGCGCACGCTGGCATCCTGGAAGCGGCTCGGGTCCAGCGACCACACCAGAGCGAGCACGCGGCGACCAATCAGCTTGCAGGCGGTGGGAGAAGTGAGATCAACGGACAAAACCCAATCCAAGATTGACTGAAGCGCCTGGCCCATGCGCTTGTAATTCGCCTCGGTCTCTTCGGGATCTGCGCCGTCCAAGTCCGAATACACCGTTGCCCAGTCAAAGTCATAAATCTCTTCCGGGTGTTCGGCCATGGTTTCTTCAATCGTGCGATTTGCTTTCATATGATGTGTTCGGGGTCTAGGATGGTAACTGGATTGGAGGGTTTTCGAATCGGCAGAACTTGCCGACAAATTCAAGGTCTACAAGGCCAAGCTCACCGTCACGCTGCTTGGCAACGTATAGGGTTGCTTTGTTTGGCTCATTACCAAATTTATCACGGTGCAGTAGTGCAATTAAGTCAGAGTCATATTCAATCTGACCACTATCGGACAGATGATGCATTTTTGGCGGGCTACTGCTATTAGGGTTTTTCTTGTTTCCCTCGGGCTCTCGATTCACGCGGCAAAGCCAGAGTTGCGCGGTCTTGGTTTCGTCGGCCAAGGCTTTGAGCGTTCCGCTTACCTCGCCAACTTCGTAGGTGCGCTTCTCATGCTTTCCTATGGATTTGACGCGCTGCAGGTAGTCACCGATCACCAGCTTTACGCCGTGCTTACGCACGTGGCGGCGCACCACTGCGGAGACCTGTTCAATGTTCATCCCCTTCACGCCGTCGTGGATGTAGATCGGGCGATGCCTGAGCGTGTTACCGGCGAAAGAGGCGAACTGCGTGTGTTGCTCTGGTGTGAATTCCCCGTGGCGGATGCTGCCCATTGGGATGCTGCAATGCGCTGAGCAAAGGCGGCGCATCAGGGCGTCACGAGACATTTCGAGTGTGATGAAGAGCGTTGGCACCGAGTCTTGCAGGCAGACGCGGTTGAGGATTGAAAGGCCGATGGCGGTCTTGCCGACTGAGGGGCGGGCGGCGATTACGCTGAATTCTCCGAACTGTAGACCGTCTGTGTAGTGGTCGAACCCTTGCAGGCCGGTGATCAATCCGCTGTGCTTGCCTTCGCTGTGCAGTTGGTGGCGCTTTTCAAGGTCTTCGACCAGCCCGAGGGCGCACGCCGAACCATCTGAAGAATCGGTGTCGTCGGGGTATAGTTCGAAGAAACCGTTCTGAATTTTACCGATGGTGGTTGAAGCCTCTGCCTCGGGGCTGTTGTAGACGGTCTCAATCGCCTTGGTGCAAGTGCGAACCAGCCGCGCAAGCTGGTATTTTTCATATACTATTTCTGTATAATAAGGGAGGTTAGCAGCCGATGGAACCTCGCCCTCGCACGCCGCGAACATCGCGAATCCGCCAACCTCTTCGAAGAGGTTCTTTGCCTTCAGATTGACTTGCAGCGTGATTGCATCTACCGGCTCATTTTTGGCGTGCAACTCGCACATTGCCTCATAGATTTTCCGGTAGCGAAGATCGTAGAAAACAATTGAGCCCGGCTTGAACTTTGCCTGGCAGTCGTCAATGCAGTTCGGGTCAAGTAAGCAGCAACCGATTACGCCGCGCTCTGCCTCGGGGCTGTTCGGTGGAAGTCTGTCGGGTTTCTGGCTCATGCGATGTCAGCCAATGATGGGCGGTGGGGTGCTGACGCGCTGGCGCCTGGCTGCTGGCCTGGCTGCCGCTCGCCTTCCGGGGTCCAGTTGTGCCGATCTCGCGCCCACCATCGCGGTAACTCGCTTTGCCAGACAATGAGCTTTTGACCCGTTGGAGCGTTCACAAGCCAGCGATGCCTTTCCGTGCAGATGGCGTGATAGTGCTCACAATAAGCAGCGGGAACGTTACGCATCGAACCCAGTGCGATGACTTCTCCCACGGTTGGAAGTGCGATTTCCGGGAATTGCGTTTCAGCAACTTCAGAGCGGGCGGGCGGCGTTCCCTTCTCTCCCTCCCCTTCCTTTCCTTCCATTCCCTTCCCTTCCTGGGCAGTCGGCGGGCAGTCGGCGGGTAGTTGCCGGGCAGTCGGCGGGTAGTCCGTTACAACTTCTATCCAACCTATTGAACTATCGGTGGTTGCGGCTAACATTTCTTCAATTAGCCTCTCTGGCATCTTGGTTTTTACTGCCATATGTCGGGCAGTCAGCGGGTAGTTGCCGGGTAGTCCGCTGGCAGTCGGCGGGAAGTCGGCGGGCAGTCCGCTGGCAGTCAAAAGGCCGGTTCTTGGTCGCTTTTGCTTGCTCGCCATGAGCACAACGGCGACGAATGCGCCATAGAGCGCCGGGCCGTTTTGCATGGACATCAGCAACCCATAACCGAGGCCATCTTGCTTGTTCGGGACTGCGCACCATGACAGCTTGTCGCGCTCGTTGGAGCGGGCGTTTTCAAAGTGCTCATGCCAATCTTTAATGCGGTATAGCTTCATACGAATGGCATGGTTATTTGTCCGGTGAGGCGGTCGAAAAGATCGGTCAAGGGGATTTGGATCGTTTTGCGGGAACGGTGCCGCTTGAAGCAGATTGCGGCCTGGCGCATGTCATACCACACCCGGACAGGCGAACAGTCTCGGTAGAAGACACCAATGCTCCTACGGGCTTTTGGGCGTCGTGTCATGGAGTGTCCGGGAATGTGTCCACCCACGTTAATTCACCGTGTTTGTCTTTTGTGATCATGACGGTGCTGACTTCCGCGTGATAGCCCGCGACCGGGAAGCGTTTTCCACGCATGTATTCCTGGAACCTTCGGCGCAAGACTGGCAGCTTATAGCCACGCCATCCCCACGTTTCTTGGAAATTTTCATCCTTGATCCACCCTTGGCAGACAGCATCAATCATCACGCTTTCAACCATTCTTTCGTGACTCATTTGCTGCTCCCAGCATCGGATAACCGGGGCGAGCATCAGGCATGGGCATTCAAACTCCCACCCATCGTCCCAAGTGAGTGTGCGGCATTCCAATACCAAGCCTTCTTTGATTGCGATTCGGTTGCTCATGGTTTTCGCGGTGTTAGCTGTGCAGCCCCCGATAGGTTGATAAAGACGTTAGTGCTCCCGGCGTTGCGAACGATGGTGACGGGGTGATACTCGGGGGCAACCCACGCGCACCCACGGATGAAAGCGCCAGTGCAGCAGCCAAGGAAGACGGCCCACGCGGCGATTGTGATTTGGAAAGGCAGTTTGAATCCGTGACGTTCAAAGCCCCAGTTTGGGCGGATAGAGGATTTCATGGCGTTCAATGGCTTGGCTCGGCAAAGAGGGTTAGGATTGTCAGCGAGAGCAGGCAGGACAGGATAATAATGAGTAATACAATGTTGAGCACCATCTTGCGCTGGGAAGGCTTTGCGGGCTCAAACAGCGTGGCGCGCGGTCCGCAAAGCATGTGCGCACTTCTCATCTCGGCACACATCCCGTATCCCCCATCGCCAGTCACCAAATTGACGGACTCTGACCGCGTGCAGAGATGGTCATTAGTGGTTTGGGTGTAGAAACACCACTTGCAGTCTTTACAGAGTTTCATTGTGATAGCAGGGCGATGACGATTAAAGCCAAACCAAGTAGACCCAACAGCGCCCACTTGCAAATCTCTCTCATATCCCGGCGCCTCGTCTCGAACATGCGACCGCTCGCACCGCACAATCCATCTGGCTCGGAGCGCATTTCTTCGCACGTTGGGCTTGTTTTTTCTCCCGTGATTAAGTTGGTGCTCACGATGCGCTTGCAGCGCAAGCCGTAAGGATAGGAGTGCTTGCACCAATCGCATTCAGCACAGATTTTCATTGCGCCTCCAATCGGAAAGGTTCGCTGGTGGGCGGTTGCGCGAAGGAAGCAATCGACCCGTGCGGAAAGTCATCCTTCCTTAGTGTGGCGTTACGTTCGCACGGTTCCGCCACAGGGAGCGACTGCCCACCAGCTAAATCAGTAATAAGTCGGTATTCGCTGCAGCATCGGCCCACCCCGTCAATCGTGCAGTAGTAGTTGCGGTGTTCGATGGTCATGCCGTGCTTGGTGCGCAGGTCTGATACGCGGGAATGCACCGCCGCGCCAATGCCGGTGGGTGTGATAACCACGGCAAGTTCAGGCATCTCGATCCACTCGCCGGGGCGGCGGCGGAACTCGGCTTCTAGCAACTCGTTTTGGGTTGGTTGGTTCATGGTTTTAGATCGAAGATTGGGATCACATCGGAAATTGAGCGGACCATCCAAACAAAATGGCCGTTGTGGCTTGCCTGGGCCTTGAACGCAGCCTGGTCCGGCGATAGCTTCCCTGTCTTGCTCTTGCATTCCAGGAAGATCACGCGCCCGTTGCTGGCCAGCACGGTAAAATCTGGCTCGCCTAAAGTTCGGTGCGTGCGCTTCGACATCGCGCCGTGCAGGTATTGCCACCCGCGCCGGTCGCACTCGTCGATGATTTGATCGTGCAAGTCGCTCTCGCACTCAACGGCGCCCGCCGCTGGCCTTAGCTTTGAGAACTGCCGCGCAATCTGCGCATTGTATTCTGTCTGGGTCCAGCCGCGTGCCATAGGTCAGTAGTAGGGGTATCCGGCATAAGTGGTTGAAGTCATTAGCGTCACTTTGTAGTCAGGCTCTCCAGCCAATCGTAAACCTCCACACCCTCGGATAGTGGGACCAGCTCCATCTCGTCGGTTTCGTTTCCGCAATGGGGACAGGACTTGGCCTTGTGCCAGAGGTTTTCAGATACGGAAGTTCCGCAGAGTCCAACCGCTTCGACGGTGCCGTTGTCATCCAACCACTTCGCCCAGGCGGGCAAGTGGTCAACGCGCTCCCCTGCTGGATACTTTTGAACGAACAATCGCAGGTCGTTGGCTAGCCGCTCAAAGTGCTCCCCGCGGACGTAAAAGCGGTCAAAAGTGAATGCGTGAACCGCTCGCTCAAACAACGGCAAATCTTCGCGTGTGGCAAGATCCCATAACCGTCGGTCTTCTGGATTGCACACCCAGGAGTCGTATTCGTGTTTCTTTGGCACGTAAGCCTTAAAGATGGAATCCCAGATTCTGGCGCAGCCACCCCATGCGTTACGAAACTCAATGCCGGGTCTCGGCAAGCCTCCAGTGAAGGGGATAAGTGCTGTGTAGCTCATAAGTGTATCTTGTGTTCTGTTCCTAGCCGGTTTGCCTTCAACCATTTATGCCGGAAAGCTAGTAGTAGAAGGGGGTTTTTACGACGCCCATCCCTTTGAAAGCTTCGGCGAATTTTCCGATGCCGTCATATCTATCCAGTAAGAATGTGACAACGCTGCCCTTGGTGACTCCACGCTTCACACTGCCGTCTGGCAGGATGTAGTTGGTGCGGGGCACAAGGAAGCACTGCGGGAAATGCATTAGCGGATGGAACCATGCTTCGGAAGTGCAGGCGTAGGTAATACACAATGCCCGCCCAACTCGCCGACTGGAAAACTCATGAATCAGCTTGCCGATCCAAAGAGGATTCTCAGTGCGCCCGAAAGGGTGATTCATCCAGACATTGCCGAACCACGGACGATGCAACGGCGCGTCGGTTTCGGTAAAGAAACAGTTGGCTTTAACAAAGGCATTCGCCGCCTTGCTGCTGGCCGGGTCTAGCGTGATTTCGCCTAGCACTTTCCTGGCAGCATCAAGGATGGGCTGCGGCGTGTAGTATTCAAACTTGCCACTCGTCTGGTTAATGAGTTGGTGTGCGGATTTGCTCATAGCGGATGCCATTGGATGACGATCATTCTTTTGGTGACGGCCCCATATTCGCGCATGAACCATTCCCACATTTCAGCGGGGCTTATGAATCCATCGGCGGTGGCGAAATCTGAGATCCTGCGATTATTGCCCGCGCCAATCCATTCGCTGCCGAAGAGTAGGACTTGCTCAGATATACAGATCGCCGCGTGATCAACCCGCGTAATCCGGCCTTCACGCAACTTGCGCTGTTTGCTCCGGTATGGTTTGCTGGTCCATTCCCGGCAATCTATCGTGTCCCCCGGTTGCGGCATCCGCTTGGGAACGGGCCGCATAGTCTGGCGTTTGACGCCAGATTGAACCAAACCGGCGAACCGGGGTTTGAACATTCTCACGAATTTCATAAGCGTGCTTTCTCTTCCTTTTGTTCTTTCGATAGAACCGGCTGTATTCCAGCAACCTGGTGCGGTTCTTTTTGTAGTATTCCTCACACCATATTTTGCGCTTGGCATCGTCAAAGATGGTTTCGCGCTCGATTGCAATTTTCTGTTCAATGATACCCGTGATCCTGGCAACGAACTCGCGGCACGATGCGCAAGACCACCCGCCGCCAGCCTCATGCTTATCACCGAGCGATCCGCAGTCGCACGTGAAGGGGCGTTTCTTCTTGGATGTTTCGGGCGCGGTGATCATGACCGCTTGGGTTTGCGAGCTTTGATCTGGCGTTGAAGTTCGGCGGCACGAAGCGTGGAGCGGGTGAATTGCGCCTGCGCGGCGTCGTAGCTTGGCTGCACTTCAGCGATCAATCCGGTATAAAAGGCGATCCGCTTTTTGCAGATTGCGATGGCGCCCCCAAGCACATGGCGAGTCGTTTCAGCCCGGGCGATGTTCTTTATCACGCGGGCAAGGTCTGCGTTCAATTGTCCTGGCATACGTTTTACTTTGGTTGAAAGTCGTGGTGTTTCTCGTCAAGCCCCGGGTATTGATCCCAAACAACGCCGTCCAACTCATTGCCTGCGGCGTTCTTTTGGACGCCTCCCCACTGCTTGAAAAAGAATGGGATGCGGGCTGCTACACATTGATCGCGAAGGCTGCGAGCCCATTCGGGAGCCATCGGCCTGGCGCCGTGGCCACTCTCGCCGCCAACGATCACCCAATTAATGCAGGCGACGTATGCGCGTGACAGCGTGTCGTTGATCTGGATCGGACCAAGCAGGGGCTCTGCGCTGATGAAGTGAAACGCGGCGGGGATCTCCACCAGCGCCGGAATCCGCCTGTCGAACCACTCTTGATTCTCGCACGTGGTGCCTGCCCAAACGTTGTGGGGTATTCCGCCATTGCTCCAATTGCGGGCCAGCGGCGATAAATCGGCGCATTCCGATACCAGCAGTGGAAACAAGTGCGGTCGCTTCGTGAGCAGTAGCCAGTCAAGCCAGGGGGTAGCTTCGATCAGGTTCAGTAAATCAACCCGCCACAACGCGAGCCACACCGGATCAAGCCAGTCGGCAAGGGAGGCGCAAAATACCCGCTCGCGCCGGTTGGCCCTCTTCGCGGCTTCGTTCCACTTCAAAGGCTGCCGCCAATTCGATTCGCTGGTTAGCTTGCGCTCGCCGGCAGACCACCGCTTCACCCAACCCATGCGCTTGTTGAGCGTCTCCGCATAGCAGTGCAGGCAGCCAGGCGAAACCTTGTCGCACCCGATCACCGGGTTGAACGTGTGGTGCGTCCACTCTATGCGGGAGTTTTTCATTGCTGCGGTTGCGCGTGAAGTTTGTTGTCAAGGATCGCCAAGAACGTGGACATGAAGAGCGTTTCGGCGATGTGCGGCGGAAGGGCCACAATCTTGCTTGGGTGGGGCTCGTAGCCCAATTCGTCAATGTTCCACGGCATTGGGGGAGCCTGCATCAAATCGCGCCGCTCAGTGGCAAGGGCGATTAAATCTGCACGCTTTACGCGGGGGTCCATCCGTGTTGGGAGGTTGAACCGCTCCGCTATGACATTTTCCAAGACAACCTCGGCGGCCTTGAAGTCCGGCATGTGCTTTTTGAGCGGGTTGACCATATCCCCCATGAAAGCCTCGCTGGCATCGTGGAGTAACGCTTGGAGGGCGACGGCGGGCGGAACAAGCTGGCTCACCAAGACGCTGTGCTGTGCAACGGAATTATGTGCCCCAAATCCCTCGCAGAAATAGGTGTGCGTCGAAGTCTCCAGCCCACAGACCCACTGCCTACGCTCGCGGTATGCTTTTACGATGCGGCTCGGGTATCCCACCCCATTCAAGCTTTTTGCGAATCCGCCACCCTCGACGGCATCAGTCAATTTCTCAAGAAGTCGCAGGGGTCGCAGCCTCCCAAGCGCGGAAAGAATACCCCGATAACCACCGCGAACGACGTGCGTGTGTGTTCCCGCACCGCTATTTTGCGTGCTAAACCCGATTCCAAATTCGAGCGGGGCGTCTGCTATTCTATCACACGTCTTCCCCGGCTTTTGCGAAACCCCCAACAACAGGCCACCCCGATTCTGATAAGAGAAATGCCCCTCTCCATCGAACATCCCAGCGAGCCACCCAGCACGATAGCCAAGCTCCGTGGTCCACGGGGTCATGAATCGGTGCATATACCTCTTTCGCCCAAGCTCAAGGTCTGCGGCTATAAAGCCAGCCGTCATCCACTCTTGATTGCGCGATTGTTTGGTAGCCACCAACCACGGGTGCTCCCGGGAAGTGCAGGCGGTAGATCCGTCTTCCATCTCCAATCGGATCACGTCGGTCCATCTGCGCTGAGCGCAAGTAACGATGCTTGGCCGGAACCTTCTGCGGGGCTTGCCTGCCGCTCCAATTTCGGTGGCGTATTCGTCGAAGCCAAGGAGTCTCTGCCCCACTTCAATTTCGCCCGCAGGAACCCACCGCAGATCGGATGTCAAAATGCGCTGATCTTCGGTTGGGCAATAAAATTCGCGAACATGGCCCCCGAATCGGCAGATATTGCTCAGCGCGTGGGCGATGTCCTCGATTTCGATTTCTTCGGGTCGCGGGTCCAGAATCCAGAACGCCTTGCCGGTGAATGTCTGGAACCAATTCCCATGACGTTTTGCTGTGTTGTTCATCGCTGTGATGTGTTTACGGTTGATGGGTGGGTGGGAAGCTGTCAGCGCAAGAAAAGGATGATCCCCAGCCAAAAGATGAAGGCCAGTTCGATTAAGATATGCGCTAGCTGGTGGCCAATCGTTTTCGGCTTTTGCTCACGCGGCCACTCGCAAACAATGAGAGCCCCGACGTTGAACAGGCAAGCGGCTATGGTTAGCCAGAATGATATTAAGCAGTAAGTACGCATGATTTTTCCTGTGAGTTGATGGATGGTTAGAACGGGATGTTGTCTTCGGTCTGATCGGCGGGCGGCGCGTCAGCTTCCGGCCCGGGTGCGGTGGCCGCACCTTCGGTGGGCAGGCCGGACTTGGCAGCCCTCGCGGCGGTGCGCTTCGCCTCAGCCTCGCCGCGCTCAGTGAAACGAAGGGTGGTAAACTTCCTGCCGCTCATTTCGCGAATCCACCCGGCGATCTCGAACTCGGTTTCCTGCTTGCAGTGCTTGCACGTGCTAACGCATTTCCCGGTGGCGTCCGGCGCATTGGAGCCCGCTTTCTTGTATTTGTTGCGGTTCAGGATGCCGCTGTTTGGGTATTCGCTCATTATTGGTATGGTTGAGGTTTCAGATCGGACTTCAGGTAAAGCGGGTGCTGCGGAAAGCCGCCTTTGGTGAGAGCGAGGTAGTGCATTGGAAGCATCCACAGCTTTACCTTTGCCGCTCGATAAAGGTGGGCGCCGTGACACCCCCAGCAGGCGATTGTTAAGTCGCAACGCGCCGCAGTGGAGTAAAGCGCGAAGTCGTTGCGGTTTTTTAACGGCTCTAGGTATGTCGGAAGCCCAAATTGCCCCTCTTCGCCAATGGGATTCGGGTGGCACCGCATCACTTCAGGGTCAGTGCTGCGGAAGGCGAAGAGGTTGGTCATTACGATTCCGCCGAACCCCCACGACTTGGCGAACCCTTTGCACCGTCGCACGGTTGGATCGTCTTTAAGCTCATCCGCCGTGGATGGATTGAGGCCGATGAACTGGACAAGGCCAGCGTTCTCGCGCCAAATGATTTCCAGAGTGTAGCGATAGACGCGATCTCCACTGAACTCTGCTATGCGAACCTCGCTCATGACAGAATCCGGTTGTTGATCTGCGTGCGGGCAAACTTGGAAATCAAAAGCGGCTTCACTTCCTGGCTGTAAGCTGAGCCGGGGTGATAGATGGGGAACGCGTTTTCACGCTCGCACCTCCAAAGGATCTCAAGCTGCTTGATATACTCTTCGCGCCCAAGATCGATGTCCGCTTGTGGAAGCTCGAACATGTTGATGGGATACGGCGGGGTCTTTTCCACTGCGAAGAAGATGAACTTGTCCTTTGGTTCCTGGGCGGGGTGCGCCACCGCGTTGAACAAATCCAGGTAGAACGCCGCCTGCTTGTAATACTGCATGGCTGCCACCAGCTTTGCGAATCCATCGTCGGTGGCGTCATCAACAAACTTGGTGTCACAGATTGCGCGGCCTGCCGTGAGCATATCGAGCCGCCCCTTGAGGTTTACCCAGGCTTCTCCGTCCACGCCCTCCAGCCTGGTCAACTGGAAGCGGCTGAAGATGGAGACTTCAACTTTCGATTCCGCAAGCGCGTATTGGAAAAGTGGGTAGGCTTTCAACGCCCTGATGCATCCGTGAATGTCGTCAAGCTCTTCGGCGGTGATCGTGGTGTTGTTCGCATTGGCCTTTTTCCAATCCTTGCCCTTTTTGCTGCGGCCATCCATGCCGCGTGGACGCTCTACCCAATCCGGGGGAACAGTGGGAGTGAGCAGCAAGTGATGCGCGATCCTGCCCCAAATCATGGGTGCGGTTGGCGTGGGTGGGTGATCGCGCTCATATTTGTAATGACCGGCGCTCAGCGCGAGCGGCTTCAGCGAGGTTTGAGAGATGCCCGGGGCTTTGCGGTAATCCGCGTCCGGCATGTCGTAATAGATGCCGGGGGCTTTCATGATTTCACGGGTTGCTGATTCGAAAGCGGTGGTCATATTCGTGCGTGTTTTGGGAGGGAAGGCGGGACCGCCCCACAGCGGCCCCGCCCGTTTCCCCGTGTCCACTAACCCTGCTTCTTGTCCCTCTCAGCCCTGGCAAGCCCCAGACCGCGCAAGAGCCCTGCTTTCGACCGGAGCATGCGCTTGGCGCTATCCGGGTGAACCTTGTCGAACGAAGTCAACTCTTCGAGGGTGGCGGCGTCCACTTGACCGCTGGTCTTGACCCAACGATGGAAGTCATCAAACGTAAAGCCGCTCATGGCCACGAATTCGGCAAGCAACGATTCCGGCGTGTGCTCAACCGGCGTAGGCGCGGCGGCGACTTCGGCGGGTTGCTGCGGCGGCTCTGCCGGTGCTGCGGCGGGCGCCGTCTCAACCGGGGGCTGGGCGGTCTGCGTGGGCGCCTGGGGCTCGGGTTGCGCGGGCTGCTTGCCTTTGAACATGTCAGCGCCGGTCTGCGGGACTACCGTTGCTTTCACGTCGGTTACAACTTCGTCACCCGGATCGCCGTCTGGCGTCACCTGGCCGGTGAGGCGGGAATACACCGCCGCGAGCAGCTTCCGTTGCGCCTTGCCCTGGATACCGTCGCTGCCCATGTGGTTATTCACGCGCACGGCGAATTCCCGCTCGATCTCCTTGGGCACGCCGTCTTGCTTCCACTTGGCGCGGCACTTCACTACGGCGCCCTTGTCACCAATGAGGCGCGGCACGTCGAACGTGTCTTCGTAATCCGTCACCTTGGGATGCGTGCGGACCTTGCGATCCAGACCGTTCTTGCGAGCGTAGAACCTGCCCGCGATGATCGAGAATTCGCCGCCCACGCAGTGGAAGCCGCGCAGCCGGGATTCAATGAACACTTCCTTGACGACTTCCACCGGGTAAGGCGTCACCGGCTTGTTGTCTTTGTCGAACGGCGTTCGCGCCGGGTCGCGGTCAGTCTCGAAACCGAGCGACGTATTTTGCAGCGCCATGATCGGAGCCATGACTTCGGGGGTGAGAGCGGCCCGCATGTCCGTTACGGCCTGGGCAACGGAGATTTCCTTTTCGAAGGATTCAGCGTTGGCAAAAGCCGCCATCGCGGTGGTTGAAATGCGGTCAATTGTCTGGATTCTGTCAGAGAGAATTAATGATCGTGTTTCGTTCATGAGTGTTTCTTTTGGTTTATTGTCAAAGGAAGGCCGCGCCAATTTGGTAAGTGTGTCCTGTAGCCAGCGAATCTATGAAAGCGGCGCGGCGGGTAAGATGGTTATGCCTGGCACTGGTTCTTAACCCAGCCTTTCGCAAGGGCGAAGTGGGTGAAAAACACTTGAGGCATTATTCGCACGCGCAAGCGCAACTGCGCCTGCATGCGGTGGTATTCAACGTTCTTTTCGGATCTGCCCCACTTTTGCGCGATCTCCTTTGTGCTGAGACCCGACGCAATGTCCGTGACCACTTGGCGCTGACGCTCGTTAAGCTCACCTGTGAGCTTGAAGCGGCACCACGGGCAGGTTAGCCGCGTGATGGCAACGGATTCTCGGCACTGGGGACACGTGACGAATTTTGATTCTGCTGCTGGGGTGTTCATTGCGGCACGGTGTAATTGATTTCGTCCGAAAACATGCTTTCCAACCCGGCGCTATTGGTGGATGTGGCGGCGAAGTAATACGTCACCCCACGGGAGAAGCCGCTAAGGGTGGCGTTTGTGGTGTTCCCAACAAAGACGGAGGTTGAATAGTCGCCGCTGTTTGTGCCGTAGTAGATGAAGTAACCAACCAAGTCGCCATCCGTGCCCCGATCCCACGCGAACTGAATGTTGATCGTCGCAGACTTGAGGTTGACGGCTCCAAGCACACCCCCGCCTATCGTGGTGTCTGCGCGATTGCGGGTTGTGATTGCGACCAGAGCGGCGAGGATCAGGGCTGCCGTCATCAGTTTCTTCAGTGTGGTTTTCATGGATGTTCGAAAGCTCTTGGAACCTTGCCGGGGCGGTGCGCATCCCCGCGCCACGCCGCCCCGGCTTTTTGTTCAATGTTTCATGTGAACGGTTCCTATTTTCCGTTTACTGCGTTCGTTGCAGAAAGCCGTACCTGGTCAGTTGGTCGCTGTGCAGGTTCGGAAGAATCTACTGGCGTTGGTCCACGGCACCACGAAGACACCGTTACCAAACTGATCGTTTGTCTCGGTGCCCCAGCTTGCCCAGTTGGTCGAATTCAGATCGTCCTTGTATTGCAGGGTTGTAACCGCGTTGCTCCCCTGCCCTCCAACCCACACGTAAAAATACTTGTTGGTCTGGATTGAATTGGTGGTGGTGACTTCAGCACCCCAGTTCAGTGAAGCTAGGAATTGCTGCTTTGCCTCAACGGCATTGCCAGAATTACCCCTGCCGAGATTGAGGCTTGGGGCTCCGAACCACCCGTTTTTGCCGGAACAGTAACCGGCCCGCGCAATCGCATCCTGAACCGCATCCTCGTGGCGCTGCAAGACTTCGACATCACAGTCAACCACGTCATACGGCCAGACTTGCCGCTTGATGAACGTGTATTTGAAGTCCATGCCGCGATACCCTGGGTCGATGTCGATCAGCTTCGTGATCTGCGTGCGCTGGATATCGTTGTTGACATCCTGCCACCAGTTATTGAAGACGATCATGGCCGCGCCTTTAATGCCACTGCCATGGTTGAACACGCTGATGCCGGGATCGAAGTCAATGGTTGCGGTAAACACATCGTTGCTCGGGCCGCTGGTGCCAAGCCCGCCCGGCGCCCAATCGGCCAGCCGGGAGTTGTAGCGGCTAACACCTAGGTATTTCGTGATATCGGTGTAGATCCCACCAGTGTCCACCGAGTTCGTTGGGCTATACCAGAACTTGAAATTTGAGAATGTGGCACAGGTATCCAAGCCCGAGGCGCATTCCCACATGGGAGAGCCGTTGATTTGGACCGGCTCAACGTAGGCCATTC